TCTAAGCGTCATCAGAGAACAATAAATTATTTACCCTTTTTGACAGGTGGGCGTTTACCTTTTTTTTCTTCTATTGGGTATGACATATTTACTCCTAAAATAAAGACTAGAGGGAACTTTATCTCGCCCCCTCTACCTTTAATTAAGTCCTAATTAAGGACCGTTAACACCAAAGATTGCTCTTGGGTCTGTCCAACCAAATGAGTATCTTTCGTAACCTTTAGCCTTAGCATTCATTGTATCAAAATCATTGTCTTGATCAAATTGAATACCAACACGTGAGTAATACTTAAGACCGTTTTGGATGTTAGTTCTAACAAACCATGCATTAGGTGATGTTAAATAGTGATTCATTACGATACCTTCTGGTAAAGCATTTGTCGCTACTAAAACGTTAACTGCATTGTTTGCTGTTGATGGTGTGTACGCTGACTTAAGAATACGATGAGCATTCCAGAAGTTTTGACGTGCAACAACTAAGCTTCTTGGCATAACATTGATCAAAAGACCACGGTCATTTTGGAAACCCATAATTGCTGTTAATGCATCTTCTAAAGAAGCTTCAGAAAGATCTGCATCTACTGAAGGTTTATTAGCAAATGTACCACCTGATGTGTTAGGATGTGATGTAGAACATAAAGCAACACCGTCACCACCTAAATACGTACCGTTAAATGCACGATTGTAGATGTTAGCACCAACGTTTTCTTTCGTTTGACGGAAAGACATTGCTAATGCAGCAGATCTACGACGTGATACTTGTTCATACAAGTTGTCATCTAACTCTTCTTTTGTTACGATATAACCCAATGCGTAGGCAATGTGTGTATAACGTGTTGTGAAACCTTGAATTTCTGAATCGTATGCAACTCCAGAACCTTCAGATTTAACCGGAGCTAAACCGAAACCTGTAAGTTGAACATCTTCTTCATAGTTCATTGAGGATGTATCACTGTCGAACAATTCAGAATATTCTTCTTTATGTTCGTCATAGACTTGACCCCACCATGCTTTGATCCCAGGCCATAGGGCCTTAGGGTGTGAAGCGGTTGTTATAATACCAGCCATGTTATATTCTCCTTATTAAGCCGTGCCAACTGGGTTGAGGAATTGATGCTTGTTCCATTTTACCAAAGCTTGAGCATAGGCACCAGGTTCATTATTAACTGCTTGAACTAGACCAATGATTTGTAATGGTAAAGCTAATGAGCCAGAAGACGCAATAGCTAAGAATGAAGCAGCATTCAATACTGTGCTTGATTGTGGAGCAGACATAGCAAGAGATGTTTGGTTAGCTGTAATAGTTAAACCAGCATTCTTGAATACATCAGCAGCTGCCACACCAGTAGCATTACCTGTTACTTGCATAATAATTGATGGATCATCAACTACATATGCATAGCGAAGACCAGAACTAAGTGGTAAGTAAATTGTATTTAAAGCCAAGGTAGTACCTACAAGAGATACACCTGGATCAGATACACGGAAACCAACAATAACACCAACAGGTGTATCAGTGGTAAGTGCTTTTGAAACATAGGGTACACCATTTGTATCGCTTGAACCAGCAACTTTAACAACGTCGCCAATAGCGTAAGTGTTAGAAGCGTCGTTAGCGATAGCGTAAAGGCGACCCTGTTCGTTGTACGGAGCACCAGTAATTGTTCCTACTGGGCTAAGTCCACGAGGGGTATTTGCGTTAGCCATTTTTATTTCCTTTTAGAAATTTAATTTATGTTTTGTAGTTAATGCCACCCTTAGGAGTATAAAAACCATCAGAACTTGTACCGTCCTTAACGTTTACACCACCACGGATTGCAGAATCTACTCGATCATTTCGTTTTTGTAACTCTCTTTGATCCTCTTCGTGCCATTCTTGTTTAATCTTTAACAAGTAGCCATAAAGACCATCACCTTTCTCGCTTGTACCAACTAGGTATCTTACCTTTTCTCCTAAATCTGTATTACCAGATGTAACGCTATCTTTTACACCGCCCACTTCGTCTGGTTGAACAAACTCCCAGCCTCCATCTATTGCGGTTTGGATACGACCCGGTTCATCATTAAAGATGTGTAGTACATATCCAGGGATTTGATGATTCACAGTTAACTTAGCTTGAGTACCATTAAATACGTTTCTAACACGCTCAC